GTATCTGACGCAGCTCGACTATCAGCGCCGCGTCAAGCAGGGCATGTACCGCGACGTCGATCTGGCGCCGGTCAGCATGGAGCCCGACTTCTCGAAGGCCGAGAAGGCCAACATGAAGATCGAAGGCCGCGACGAGAGCAGCTACAACGAAGACGGTCTGCGCACCGTCTATGAGATCTACGTCATCTCCGACATCGAAGGCGATGAGGCGCTGCCTTACATCATCACGGTGGACAAGACGACGTCGAAGGTACTGGCGATCTACCGCAACTGGGACGAGCTGGACGACGCGCAAGAAGAGCTTCAGTGGTTCGTCGAGTTCCCGTTTGTGCCATGGCGCGGCGCGTACCCGATCGGCCTGCCGCATATGGTCGGCGGCCTGAGCGCTGCCGCAACTGGCGCGCTGCGTGCGCTGCTCGACGCGGCGCACATCAGCAACTCGCAGACGATGCTCAAGCTGAAGGGTGGCTCGAAGGGCGGCCAGTCGCTTGAGATCCAGCCGACGCAGGTCATGGAGATTGAAGGCGGTCTGGCTGCGGACGACATCCGCAAGCTGATCATGCCTCTGCCTTACTCGCCGCCCAACCCAGTGCTGTTCAGCCTGCTTGGCTTCTTGGTCGACGCCGGCAGGGGCGTCATCCGCACGACGATGGAAGACATCGCCGACGGTAACCCGAACGCGCCAGTCGGCACAACGCTGGCCAAGCTCGAGCAGGGCATGGTCGTGTTCAGCGCCATCCACGCGCGCATGCACAACAGCATGGCTAAGCTGCTCGGCATCCTGCACCGCCTCAACGCGATGTACCTCAACGACGAGGACATTGAGGACGAGGTCGGCGAGGAGCTGGCGACGCGTCAGGACTTCGAAGGCCCGCTTGATGTGGTGCCCGTGTCCGACCCGAACATCTTCAGCGAAGCTCAGCGCTTTGCTCAGGTGCAGGCGGTGGCACAACGTAGCGCGGCGCTGCCGCAGCTTTACAACCAGCGCAAGGTCGAGGAGCGCATCCTCGAGACGCTGAAGATCCCGAACGCCAAGGATCTGCTCAACCCAGCGCTGGAGCCGAAGGAGCAGAACGCGGTGAACGAGAACGTGGCTGCAACTATGGGCCGGCCGATCGTGGCCTTCCCCGAGCAGGACCACATCGCTCACCTCAAGACGCACTTGGCCTACATGATGAACCCGGCGCTGGGCATGAACCAGCTCATTGCGCCGACGCTCTTGCCGGGCATGCTCAACCACCTCAAGGAGCACATTGCTCTGTGGTACGCTACTAGCGTATTCGATCTGGGCAACGAGGCGACCGGCAAGGACATCGGCGAAATGCTCAAAGAGATCCGCGATCCCGAAGCCAAGCGGGCGTTCGACGCCATGTTGGCCGAGGCGTCCCAGACCGTGGCAGCCGAGGCAGCCAACGTGTTCGCGTCGCTGCCGCCCGCCATCCAGCAGGCACAGCAGGTCATGCAGCAGTTTGCACCGCAGCCGCCGATGGACCCGAACGTGCAACTCGCACAGCAGCAGATCCAAGCGCAGTCTCAGCGCGACCAGCAGCGTGCAGCGATCGATGCGCAGAAGCTTCAGCTCACGGCGCAGGACGCGCAGCAGAAGGCGCAGATGGACGCAGCCAAGCTTCAGCTCGATGCCGTGCAGGCGCAAGCCCGCATCGAGGCCGAGAAGCAGCGGCAGGACGCCGAGACGCAACGCAAGCTCGCCGAGCTGCAAGTGCGTCAGGCGATGAACACACAAGATAACCTGACGGCCATGGAGCTGGCACAGCTCGAGGTCGAAACAGGCGAACGCATCGCGGTGTCCACGGGCACCGGGATTAACCCGCAACCGTAAGGAGGCCGTGATGGCTAAAGGCGATAAACCTAACACAAACGATGTTGCCCAGAAGGGCGAAGGCGTAAAGCAGCACAAGCGGATGGCCATGGGCGAGATGCCCAAGGTTCCGTCTATGCCTAAGACGCCTGCATGAGAATTGAGACCCTGCTACAGCGACTGGAGCAATCACAGGCAGATCTTGCCCGTGAGGCGCTGTCGCAGCCTCAATCCCGCGACACGTTCGAGTATGGACGGGTCGTGGGTATGTATTCCGGTCTGGAATTAGCCAAAACCGCGTTGATCGACATGGTGGCTGAGAAAGAGCGGAAGGAGTTTGACCTATAACTTGCAGGAAGGAGCACCCATGCAAGACTACGTTTTGAATAAGGTGAATTTTAATTACGCCAATATCGATGAGGCCTTCCCGGCCATCGATCCCGGCGTTCAACCCTTCGGCAGCCGCGTGCTTTGTCAGATCCGTCTGGCCAAGAAGAAGACGGCTGGCGGCATCATCCTGACCGGCGATACCAAGGACACTGAGACTTGGAACACGCAGGTCGCCAAGGTGGTGGCGGTTGGCGACTTGGCGTACAAGAACCGCAACACCCAAGAGGCTTGGCCCGAGGGTTCGTGGGCACTGCCGGGGGACTTCGTCCGCGTCCCCAAATATGGTGGCGATAAGTGGACGGTAAAGATCGATGATGACCAAGAGGTCATCTTCGTAATCCTCAACGATCTGGATCTCATTGGCAAAGTCACGGGCGACCCGCTCGCGATGAAGGCCTTCGTATGATCCATAAGGCTAACGAAAGGAGCCGGTCATGGCTGAAGTAAAACGCGAAGACGAAGAAGAGTTGGTGATCGTCGAGCCCGGCGCGGAGCCGGAAGCTCAGGAAGACGACGCTCCGGCTACCGAGCTGGACGATGATGAAGACGACGCTGACGATGACGAGCGCATGGGCGTCTCGGAAGACGACAGTGACGACGAGGTCGTCGACAAGAACAAGAAGATCCGCGATCAGCGCACTAAGCGGCGTCAGCTTCAGAAGCAGGCTAAGGAGCGCTCACAGCGCGAGCTGCAACTACTTCGGGAGCAGAACGCTGACCTGATGCGTCGCATGCACGCGATCGAGGGCAACACGCTCTCGCAGAATGCGGCGGCGATCGACAGCCGCATGAACGAGGCATTTAATGAGGTTCGGCAGGCCGAGATCATTATCGCCAAGGCGGTTGAGGCTGGCAACGGCGAGGACGTTGCTGTGGCTATGCGTCTGCGCGACGATGCGAAGCTGCGCGCCGAGCAGCTTCAGAACGCGAAGCAGCGCGTTGAGCAAGTTGCTCAGCAGGCCCAACAGCCTCAGAGCGACCCGCGCGTCGTTGACTATGCGCGGCAGTGGATCGACGCAAACCCGTGGTACGACCCCAACGGCCGAGACGAGGACAGCATGGTCACCAAGGCGGTGGACAATGCTCTCGCAGCCGAAGGTTGGAACCCGGCGTCTGCCGATTATTGGCAGGAACTAACGCGGCGCGTGTCGTCGCGGATTAGCTCCGACGATGACGGCGCACCTGCTGCGCGTAACCAAGCGGCGCCGCGCCGCAAGGCTCCGCCGACAGGCACAACCCGCGAACACGCACCTGTTTCGACTAAAAACGAAGTAGTAGTGACAGCGGAAAGAAAACAGGCTATGATCGACGCCGGAGTGTGGGATGACCCTGTCGCCCGCACCCGTTACTTGAAGGCGTATCAGACCTATGATCGTGAAAACGCAGCTCGCTAAAAAGGAGAGAGCTAATGACTGAAGAACGTATGGATGACCGTCTCAAGAAGGAACTTGGGAATAGCCGCCAAAGTCGTGCAGCGGGGGACCGTCTTGTGACGGAAAACCGCGAGATGACAGATGATGAGCGGCTCGAGATGTTCCGAATGAACCTATACAACGACCATTTACCGAACATCCCCGACATTCCGGGTTATCATGTTTGCTGGCTCACGACGACTAACAAGTCCGACACCATCCAACAGCGCTCACGGCTCGGTTACGAGTTGATACGCGCTGAAGATGTGCCGGGCATGGAACTAGTCACGCAAAAGACTGGCGAGTACGCTGGTTGCATTGCGGTTAACGAGATGCTCGCGGCTAAGCTGCCCTTGTCCCTGTACTACAGGTACATGCAGGAAGCTCACCACGACGCCCCGTTGCGTGAAGAGGAAAAGCTCGAAGAAACAGCCACGCTCATGCGTGAGCAAGCTGAACGAGCTGGTGGCAGACTACTGGAAAGTGATGGGATGCGGGAAGTGGGCGATTACGCTCCGACCAGAGGCATCTTTGACTGATGGTCGGCTTCTCAACCATCAAAGGATAAAAGGCTATGACTACGACTGCTCAGCCGTTTGGCCTGCGTCCCTCGTCACACCCGTCGGGTGTGATCCGTCCGGTGGCTTACACCATCGCGACGGGGTACGCGGTCAATATCTTCCAGAACCAGCCGGTTCG